CGGCTCTCCCTCAGGTCAGTTGTTTAGGCTGGCCCGACCACTCCCTAAAGGGGTGATCTCCACCTAAGTTTCATGCTAGACGACTTAGGACGTCCATAACGTTCTAGGTGTTTACTGTGAACCTCGGGTTCTGATACCCAAGGAGTACCGGAATTAACCGGCACGTCGGGAACTAGCGATAGCCAGGGGCTTTGGGCCTCTAGCCAATCGTTCGTATCCAACTTGAGCAAACACTTGAGAAGGGCGCCACTCCCCTCGAGATTATCTCGAGGAGGTTTGGCCTCCACCTGCCAACCCCTAACCAAGGGGCTCTGGAGGTATGGATCAACCCTCTGGGTTTCGAAGCCCAGAAAACTGATCCTGCCCAACACAGAGGAGGACTCGGTAACCACGGGGTAGAAGCGAAGTAGCTTCTTTAACCGGGTATCGAGCCATCGCGAGGTCTCCCAGTAACCACTCAAATAGAGTTGATTACGAAGAGACACAAGCGACTGTACCTCTGTAACGTCATGGCGTTGGGTAGGGAACACTTGCCGGACACGTGTAATAGATACATCGTGCCCATTAAAGTACTCCTTACCGCAAGACTCTCTGAACCTTCCGGTCCAGAAAGACTTGCCCGTACCAACCTGAGCACCAAAATGCTCAAGCGTGCGGACAACGCTCGACACATGATCAATGGGAACAATTAGATCGTCCCCAAAGATGCGCACCGAGCCCACGTAATCATAAAGATCACGCGGGTAAAGTGACGTGTTAAGCGATCTTTGGATCCCCAAGAAGATCAATGTCGTAAAGACCATTGCTTCCATAGGGAAGCAAAGTGCTGAACCCATAGACGCGAACTTCGCTAGGCGAATTACTTCGCCCGCAGATCCATCACTGGATCTTGGAAGTTCCGCCCGACGGGACCTGGTAGCATCAACAGCCGCAAACAAATGCGGATGTTTAGCTAACATAGCCCTGACGAGCTGGTTCGAGACACGGTCGGAAGCATCGCTAAGATCTAGCGTTGCAGTTCGTTGATCAAACGAACCTTCACGTGCAAGTTCCTGGTTAGGAACTTGATCATGAAATCCAACTAACTTCGGGAGTAGGTTATGCTCACCGAAGTGCTCGTAGAAACTGCGAAGCAGTCCCTGCTGCATATATTGCATGCAGGTAGGCTCCATTGCAATAACACGAGGTGTCTTGAGGGTCTTAGGAACGAGGGTAACCTTTACAGGTACCTCCGAACCGGGTTCGAGGAAGTTAAATCCCTCTAAATTGGAGTAATAACTCCAATTCGGAAGGACATTCTCTCCGGCAGGTAGAACTGCCTCGAGACGATCGGTCCAGACAGACTGATTAAACTTACCGTTTCCAGTAAGTCGATCAGCTGTTGATCCTGGACCGTGCTTAGGAACAATCCGATGGTAATAGACATCTCTGTCCATACCAACGAAAATGTCCCGGAAAAGCATATCAGACATTTGTGTAAACTCAGCTAAATCTACACTGCTGAGTCTACTGTCTGATATTCGAACTTCCTGCTCACACTCGATATAATTGCAAACGGCAGCGAGCTGGCGTGCTTGAGAGCACTCCAACTCAATCTTTCCAAACATCAGCGTTAGCTGACGAATGGAACGAATACTGTCGATGCAAGGATCATCGAGTAACAAGCCACTACTCCTATCGAACACACGAGCGAAGAAACCTCCTAAAAATAGGGGGAAACTTCCTCCTCTTCCACAACGGAAAGAGGAGTTGATGCTCACGTGGCCTTGATCGAGCCATCTTTCGAAGGCTTTACCAAGGTCAGGTAGGGTTATCGTTAAAAACGATAACCCCTCATGTTCGAATCGATCCGTGACGGTTTTAATATCACGGATGGCGCTAGTGTAGCATTGGTTAGCAGATTCATTTGCTAACCTGGACCAGAGAGACATCAGGCTTTTCATCCGACCTCCTATTGGGGGCTACGGAATCCTTAGCCTATATGTTTCAGAAACCTAGTCTGGATAATACCAAACGGGCCTCGTTAGAGACCCATTGGCACATCCGAGGAACCGCTCTATACGCCATGCACTTAAGGTATCATCCTCAAGATGCAAACGGCATATCTTACGACAATCAAACCAACTGAGAGGATAGATGCGAAGGCTTCTCAGCCTCCTCATCGCCTCCCAATAGGTATCCTCATCCGGGATACACAGGAAAGCGATAATCCTCATCATTTCTGATGAAGGAAAACCACTGACCTGCTCCCAGATAAGGTAATCGTCATCGATAGCCGTATATGGCAAGAGCGCCTCCTAACTAGG